ACCACGTACAGAAATGACAAAACAAGTCATGGACTTTACTCGTCCAACAGTTGATTTTGCAGAAATTCCACTGCCAATTTATAACAGTACTATCAAAATAGCCGGCAAATACACATGGTCTGACATCACAACACAATTACGTGATGATGCAGGCGGCCACGTCAGCAAGTTGGTTGGCGAGCAACTCCAAAAGCAATTAGACTTTATGGAACAAAGCTCTGCGGCTTCTGGTATCGACTATAAATTTACTACTAAGTTTGAGATTCTTGACGGCGGTAATGGTGCCAACGAACCGGTTGTTTTAGAAACCTGGATGTTGTATGGTTGTTACTTGAAGACTGTTAATTACAACAACGTGGACTATGGTACCAGCGAACCTGTTACAATCAGTTTAACTATTACCTTTGATAATGCAGTACAAGATCCGATGGGTTCTGGTGTTGGTGCTGCTGTTGCGAGAACTGTCAGCGACGTAGCCACAGGCTAATAACCATGGGTTACTTCGGCGAAGATTTCGCTAAACAATTCTTTGGCCCTGGTCAGGGGCTAAAGGATTATAGCCATGCAAGTCTTACTTTTCGCAGCAATGGCTATGAGTTAACTCCTCGTTACAAATTCTTATTTCATGTTTATTTTACAATAAACACTGGACTGATTCCAAAATTACAAAACGCTCTTGGTGGATCCAATCCTGTGTCTACCATTGGCTTGGCTGTTAAAAGTGTAGACCTTCCTAGTTATCAAGTCAAAGTCGACACACTCAATCAGTACAATCGCAAACGCCTGGTACAAAGTAAAATTGAATACAATCCTATCAGTGTTGTATTCCACGATGACCAAAGTGATTTGATTCGTAACATGTGGTACAACTACTACAGCTACTACTACAAAGACCCAAGTCAAAGTTATGATAACATAGCTGCCACATCCGGAGACATAGGTCCCACTGCTGCCAAGCCAGGGTTTGGTTATAATGCACGTGACATTTATGATGCTAAACGCACAACAAATGATTGGGGCTACATTGGTGAAAGCTACAGCGATGGTAACCAACAAAATTACAATACAGCACAGTACAGCGGAAAACCTCCGTTCTTCCGTGATATTAAAATTTATGCAATCAATCAAAAGAAATTTGCCAGCTATGTGTTGATCAACCCATTGATCACTGACTGGAAACACGATCAATTTGATTACAGCCAAGGCAGTGGAACAATGACTCATACCATGAGTTTGCGTTATGAAACAGTCAAGTACTACACTGGAGCCATTGGCGGAACCAATCCAAGTGGATCAGTGTTTGGGTTTGCTGACCCATCACATTACGATACTACCAAGAGTAGTCTTGCTCGTCCAGGCTCTACTGCCACAGTATTTGGCCAAGGTGGCCTGGTTGATGCAGGTGCTGGCGTTGTTGAAGATCTACAAGCCTTGGCATCCGGTGAAGGTGGACTACAGAACATTATTGGTGCTGTACAAAAAGCTGGCACAGCCTATCAAACATTCAAAGGCAAGGACTTGAAGAGTATTGTCAATCAAGAAGCCAAACAGATTGGTAATCAGATATTGCAGAGCAGTTTGCCAGGTGCAGTGCGTCTGGCAGTCAACACGGCCAATGGTCAGTTCTTTCCAACAACTACAACCAACGCTGGAGCTCCTCTTGTAGGCACAGAGACTCGTCAAGGCACAACACTGAATACTTTGAAACAACTACGTGATCCATTTGGTATTAACAGGAATTAATCATGGGCACCGTCAATTACATCAATCCCAACACTGACCAGTCGGTAAGAGTCTTTGATAGTTTCTATAGTTATTCGGCCACCATTCCACAGTTAGAATATGATGCTGTTTACAGCTATTTGCTTAGTGTGTTTGGCACTGCCGAAGCCGCAGGTAACTTTACAGTGACCATGTTCCGTATGAGCGAAGAAGCAACTATTCCTGTGATGACCTTGCTACAACAAATTCAAGGAAAAAGCCAACCTGAACTTACTCTGACCTTGGCTTATTATCTCAATACTCTGCGTAGTCCAACTACCTTGCTTGGTATTAATGTTCCGGTACAGCCTAATTATTATGTTGCCCGGAATGTTAGATCATGAGCAAGTACAGACAAGGCCTATACCAAATAAAAAACACAGCCAAGTATGTAGGCAAAGGTCTGCCGCGTTTTCGTTCAGGCTGGGAATTCAGTTTCATGATGTTCTGCGACAGCAACGAACACATAGTCAATTGGGCCAGCGAGCCTGTGCGTATTCCTTATCGCAATCCACTCACAGGCAAGAACACCAACTATGTTCCTGACTTTATTGTCACCTATCGCGGACCTAATAATACATTACGAGCCGAGTTGATTGAAATTAAACCCAAAAAACAAAGCCTGATAGAAAGCAAGCAAAGCCAATATGATCGAGCTCAGGTAGCAGTTAACTACTGCAAGTGGGATGCCGCTCAGAAGTGGTGCAAAGCCAACGGTTTAACTTTTAGAGTAATTACCGAAGATCAAATTTTTCATCAAGGTAACAAAAAAAGCGGTAAATAGGGTATGACAAAAAAATTGGAAGAAATTTTTGGGTTTGATCAACTAGAGCCCATAGAGCCAGCGGAAGATACCAAAACTCCCGACGAAACTCGTGCTGCCATTGTGGAAATAGATGCCGACATTGATAAAATTGATGCCGCACTTCCAGGAGTTCGTGATTTAAACAGCAGTGATCAAGAATTAGATGACATAGCCAATCGGGCTGTAGAAACCTTTGAAAACTTAACTGATTTAGGTATGAATGTAGACAGCAGATTCAGTGCCGAATTATTTGCTGTGGCCGGCACTATGTTGGGACATGCCTTAACTGCCAAGCAGACTAAGTTGCAAAAGAAATTAAAAGTAATTGAACTACAGATGAAGAAATTAAAGTTGGATCAGGACCAGGCTCGCATGGCCGCTAAAGGCGAAATTGACGATCCAATCAGTGCCAAAGGACAAGTATTAAACAGAAATGATCTGTTGGAGATGCTTAAATCCAGCAGAGACCAAAACAATAATAAAGCATAAATATCATATAGGGAACAGATATGAAAAATTTTCAACAATACCTCGCAGAATCAGAAAGAACCTACAATTATCGCATCAAATTTGTAGGTGATGCCGCTCCTGGATTTTTAGGAGCATTGGAAGACAAGCTGAAACAATTTGACATTGTTCAAATTAGCAAGCCAAAGACCACACCAATTCAACTTAACCCAGCAGATTTTCCTGCCTTGGAAAATGAGCGTGTGACGTCAATTGATGTTGAATTCCGTTACCCAGCCATTGAGCCACAGATTCAACAGTTGGCACAGTTGTTGGGCTTTAATCCAAACAACATTCGCATGTTGACCACACCATACGAAGACAGTATGGCCACAGAAAAAGAGCGTGTTGAAGTAGAAAACAAAGACCTATTGACTGACACAGATTTTCCTGCCGATACCAAGGAACAAAAAGCCTTGAAGAAAGATTACTCAGCTGATCCGTATCAACATGCTGTGTTGAAAAACGCATATCGCAGTGACTTTACAGTGGCCGGTGGCAAGACACCTGCTGCCAAGACCACAAACGATTTACCAATGGGCAATGACAGCCCGATGACCAAGGTCAAACGACCACCACGTCCGGCCACCGGCGCAAACCCAAAAGGATAATCCATGAGCTTTTTTTACGACTTAAACAAAAGATTGGCTGACTTAGCCACCAAACAAGATGCCAAACAAATCAAGGAAGTGGCCAAGGCCACTGCTCCTAGAAGTAAGTTAGCGGAGTCACTGGATGTGGCCGAAGCCGGTTACAGTGCCAAAGCTGGCCGCGCTGGCAAAGACTTGGGCAAGCCAGGCAAGAACTTTAACAAGATTGCCAAGAGTGCTGGTGAGAAATATGGTAGCAAAGCCGCAGGTGAACGTGTAGCTGGCGCTGTGTTGAACAAATTGCGTCATCCCACAGAAGGCATTGCTGGTCAAGCTGCAGGTACATTGGCCGGTGGCGCATTGGGTGGCCCAGTTGGTGCTGCTATTGGCGGTGCCATTGGTGATAACCTCACCGACGAAGGCAATGCATTTACAGGCAAACTTAAATCAACTCCTAAGGGCGGCAAGTTTAAAGTTGGTGGTAAAGAATTTAAAGATACAAGTAGCATTGAAGAAGTAGAAATGACACCTAAGCAAAAATCATTTGCTAAGTTGGCTCCTCCTACAGACAAGATTACATTTGCTGACAAAATTGCAGGTGCCAAGAAAGAAGTTGACGAAATGTTAGGCGACGTTGCTGCTGAAGCAATGAAAGCCGCAATTGGCAAAGGCAAACGAGTAGTTGCCGGCGAAGATGGCATTCCAAGCAGTACTGGTGGAACAATTCACAAGACTGCACGTGGCCTACGTCACACGGCAGGTAAAAACTATGGCGCATTAGACGTTAGTAACGACAATGATGACGAGTTAGATGACAAGCCAAAATCCAAAGGTCGTCCAAAAGGTAGTCGTCGTGCTATTGGTGCCAAAGGTCCAGGCGTTAAGAGCAAGTTATTAAACAAGCCCAGTATCAAAGAAGGCGGTAACAAGTGCCCACATTGCGGTCATTCAATGACGGAAGAAGAGTTGGATGAAAAAGCAACAAGCAAAGCACAACAACGATTCATGGGCATGGTTCAT